GTATCGGCATCATGCTCTTCGGAGACAAGACTGCCCTTGGTTATGCCTCAGCGTTTGACAGAATTAACGTTAGAAGATTGTTCCTAACAGTCGAGCAGGCACTAGAGAGAGCTGCACAAGCTCAACTCTTTGAGTTCAACGACGAAATTACTCGTTCTAACTTTGTTAACATCGTAGAACCATATCTACGTGATGTACAAAGTAAGAGAGGTCTATATGACTTCCTAGTAATTTGCGACGAGACAAACAACACACCAGATGTCATTGATAATAATGAGTTCCGTGCTGACATCTTCCTCAAGCCCGCTAAGTCTATCAACTTCGTCTCACTAACCTTTGTTGCTACTCGCACAGGTGTTAGTTTCGAGGAAGTCGCTGGTAGAGTATAATCAAAGGAGTTAAACGAAAATGGCTACTGCACCAAACCCGCCAAAAGTAAGGAATATCGCGCAGTTTAAGACTGCGATGAGAGGTGGCGGCGCTCGCCCTAATCTGTTTGAGGTAGCGATTCCTGAAATGCCATCATTTGTTGGTGGTGGAGTCTATAATCCTGGAGTTGATGGATTAACGTTACGTTTTATGTGCAAAGCAGCGAACATTCCTGCTTCTAATATTGCACCAGTAGACGTACCGTTTAGAGGTCGTATTCTTAAGGTTGCTGGAGACAGAACCTTTGATCCTTGGACAATCACTGTTATTAATGACGAAGATTTCAGACTCCGTACTGCTTTCGAAGCATGGGGAAATGGAATCTCTAAACTTGATAACAACACTGGTGCTACAAATCCAGATGTTTATATGCAAGATGCATTTGTTTATCAGTTAGGAAGAGGTGCTACAATTTCTTCTGTTGGACCAACTGGCGGCGTAAGCGGCAAGGGACCAACTGAAGGAGCAAACGTTCTCAGGGCATATAAGTTTATGCAAATATTCCCAACGAATATTTCTGAAATTGCACTTTCTTATGAGACTGGCGATTCCATAGAAGAATTCACAGTTGAATTCCAAGTCAACTGGGTTGAAGTATTTGGAGCTAAAGAAGCAGTAGATATTAGGTAATATCTGTGCTATACTAAATACTATGAACGGTATAGTCCATAGTATAAATGGCTAAATTATTTGGATTCTCGATAGAGAATAATGAAGAAACCCCAAAGTCGGTAGTATCACCGGTCCCCATGTCGAAGGAGGACCAGAGTGATTACTACTTGACTTCGGGGTTTTTTGGTAACTATGTTGACTTAGAAGGTGTATTTAAGAATGAGTTTCAACTGATTCGTAGATACCGTGAGATGGCTCTGCACCCAGAAGTTGATGGTGCAATCGAGGATGTTATACAAGAAACTTTAGTATCTGATACTAATGAAAGTCCAGTAGAAATTGAACTTTCAAAGTTAAATGCTAGTGATGGTATTAAAAAGAAAATAAGAGAAGAATTTAAATACGTAAAAGACTTATTAGATTTTGATAAAAAAGCACATGAAATTGTGCGTAACTGGTATGTAGATGGTAGATTATATTATCATAAAGTTATAGATTTAAAAGATCCTCAGTCTGGAATTCAGGAGTTGCGTTATATTGACGCAATGAAAATGAGGTTCGTTCGTCATGCAGTAAAAGAATCTAAAGATGAAGCTGCTAGAGTTGCAGCGATTCAAGGTAATAGAGACGTTACAAGTATTAATAGTGCATTCCCTAAGATTGAAGAGTATTTTATATACAGCACTAAGGACACCACTGGTGGTGCTTTAAATCCATCCAGTAACCTAACAGACACTAAAGGTGTCCGTTTCTCGAAAGATTCAATTGCATATTGTACTTCTGGATTGGTTGATAGGAATAAGGGTTCTGTACTATCATATCTTCATAAAGCAATTAAATCCCTCAATCAACTTAGAATGATTGAGGATTCTTTGGTTATCTACAGATTATCAAGAGCACCAGAAAGAAGAATATTCTACATCGATGTAGGTAATCTACCTAAAGTTAAGGCAGAACAATACCTCCGTGATGTTATGATGAGGTATCGTAACAAGTTAGTTTACGATGCTGCCACGGGTGAAGTCCGTGATGATAAGAAGTTCATGTCCATGATGGAGGACTTCTGGTTACCTAGACGTGAGGGTGGACGTGGAACAGAAATCTCAACACTCCCAGGTGGACAAAACCTCGGAGAAATCACAGACATTGAGTACTTCAAGAAGAAACTCTACAAGTCACTTAATGTTCCAATCTCAAGAATTGAAGGAGACGGTGGGTTTAACCTGGGGAGATCTTCTGAGATTCTAAGAGACGAACTTAAGTTTACTAAGTTTGTAGGTAGATTACGTAAGAGATTTAGTAATCTATTCTTAGATTGTTTAAGAACTCAATGCTTACTTAAGAATATTTGTACCCCAGAAGATTGGGATGCAATGTCTGAGAACATTCAGTTCGACTTCTTATATGATAACCACTTCTCTGAACTTAAAGATGGTGAAATTCAGAGAGAAAGATTCTCATTAGCAATGGAAGCAGAACCTTACGTTGGTAAGTACTACTCTCAAGATTGGGTTCGCCGTCAAGTTTTACGTCAAACTGATCAGGATATTCTTGAGCAGGATGCACTCATTGAAAAGGAAATTGAAGAAGGCATAATTCAAGATCCTAAAGAGATGGAAATGGCAGTTGATGGATTCAATGGTATGGCTCCAGGAGTTGGTGAAGCAGCTGGTGGAGGAGATTTAGGTGCTCCAATTATGGAACCTGATCTTGAAGGTGCCAAGGATGCCGGAAGGACTAAACTACCTAAGGGCGGTGAAATTTAATGGAGCATCCGTCGGATAGAGCTTTTGTTAATGTTGGTTTTAATATCGCTGATGTAAGATTACTATATAATGCTGTATCCTTTTATCTAACAGATAGGCCACCTTCTGGAGCTAGACCTGCACACCAACAGGAACCTACTGCTCATCTTGAAGCAATGAAGAGAACTCTCAATTCGGTGCTGATGGAATACCAGTATAGGAAGCAAACTGTAGAAGATATAAATAATAGTTAGAAAAAAGTTATGACCATCAGCATGGATGATTTAATGGATGCTATCGTAGCGAATGATTCGCCATCGAAAGTAAGTGACGCAATTAAAGATTTGCTTTATGCAAAAACTGCAAGCAAAGTAGATTCTTTAAAACCAGAAGTCGCTAATAGCTTATTCGGGGATCAAATTCCTGAAGTTGAAAATGAAGTTGAAGTAGATGATGCACCTGAAGCAACCACAGAAACTGAGGAAGACGAGTAATGGCTGTACACAATCCAGTCGGTAGTGTAATAACATTAGCAACTACTGCTACTAGTGGACAATCTACACAGATTGATCAACAGTCTGATACTTTGAGGATTGTTGCTACTGCAGGTAATAATCACGTTGCGATTGGATCTACCCCAGTTGCAGTTGTCACAGATTACTTAGTTACTGGTGAGTCATTCTTATCATTGGGTCCGATACTCTCACAGAGAGTAACGATGGTGACAAAGGGAAGCACCACTGAAATTAAATTCCCAGAAGGTGTGAAAGGTTCTCCATTTAAAATTGGAGAAACAGTTTCATTAAGTGGAAGTAAAAGTGGATGGTCTTTTGAGCATGCACATATATCTGCCATAACTTATCCTTCTTATACATCTGATGATCAGAGAACTGCAGTAACAGTTGCTTATGATTCATCTGCATGGAGTGGTACTTGGACTGATGATGATGAAAATCCATCTGGTGATACAGGAACTCTAAGGAGATCCTTCATGGTGGCTGCTAGAACTGATACTGGTTCTGGTAAGATTTACATACAACAAGTTCAAATAGCAGGGGAAGCCTGATGAAACTCATACGAGAAGAAATTGAATCTGTAGAATTTCTTGTTGAACAAAAGAACGGCAAGAAGTCTATGTATATTGAGGGTGTTTTCTTACAAGGAAACATCAAAAATCGTAATGGCAGGATGTACCCAATGGAAACTCTCCGCCGTGAGGTAGGGAGATATAACGAGAATCATATCCAATCCGGACGTGCTCTCGGAGAACTTGGACACCCAGACGGTCCAACTGTGAACCTCGATAGAGTTTCACATAAAATCGTTTCTCTAAAGGAAAGCGGACAGAATTTCATTGGTAAAGCTAAGATTCTTGGTACACCAATGGGTAAGATTGCTGCTTCATTGGTAGAGGAAGGAGTTAAATTAGGAGTTTCTTCAAGAGGAATCGGTTCTCTTAAAGCAACTCGTGAAGGAATTAATGTAGTTGGTGACGATTTCATGCTAGCAACCGCTGCTGATATTGTTGCAGATCCTAGTGCTCCAGATGCTTTTGTCGAAGGTATCATGGAAGGCAAAGATTGGGTATGGGACGGTGGTATCCTCCGTGAGAGGCTTGCAACCAAAACTTACAAACAGATCAACACCTTGGTTGATCAGAAGAAACTTGACGAGAACAAGTTGAATCTCTTTAACGATTTTCTATCAAATCTCTAACTTTTCTAAATAAGTATAGATTACAACGGTAA